TTCAAACTTTTTTAAATCTTCCATTTTACTTTTAATTTAGAATTTCCTTAATATTGATATTAGTGACTGCTCAAGTTCCTCGTTGTTCTTTTGCTGCACAGGTGTATTTTCAACTGCCTGTGTGCTACTTGCCTTCTCAATCGCTTGTGCCAATTGCCTGACCTTAATCAGACATAGTTCAATTGTCTCGTCAGTTACATCGCTGTTTCTGATAAACTTCTCAAATGTCTTAATTTGTTCTTGTATCTTAGTACATTCCTCCAAACTTTTTATCCCCAAAATTGGTGTATATTCATTTGCACCCCATGCAGTAAGGCTTGAACCTTCAAAAAGCATCACCTCGTGTATCTCGTTTGCCTCTGCTGCCTTTTGCTCTCTCAAAGTCCTAAAACCAATTGAGTGTTCACCAATCAACCCACTCTCAACCATTTTAATAAAGTCTTGCCCAAGCCTATGAGTTCCTACTTGTGAACGGTAGTACAAGCCATAGCTATCTTCCTTCAACTCAACAATCTTACCAAGTGGTTGGCTTGGATCATGGTTAAGCAAATGCTTTACCCTTCCCTTTGCCTCTGGGCCCCAATCTTGGATTGACCTCTTGAACGCACCTGGCATCATTATATCGCCATCGCTGTCAACCATTCCAAATGCAGAAAAATAACCGCTTACCTCTCCCTTTTTTGAGTCAACATCCTTGACATTGGCCTCAAATGATTTGTAATTATATATCATACTTTTTTTATTGTCTATTTGATTTAATTTTCTAATTGCCCACTCAATTCCTGCGTCTCCTCCCCATGCATCCCACATAATGCCACCACAACCCTCAGAGTATGGCACATCCTTGTTTTGCTGATGCCTTTTAAAAGATGCCATCCTTGCAATTGTCTCTCTGCTTATTCTTTCCCTACTTGCCAACTGATTGGCTCTTGCCCAACCAACTGGTGTACCACAATCACTACCATTCTCCTCCTTATACTTCAATGCCCTTTTTGCATTGTTGGTCGCTGCTTCTGGGTAATCGTTGTATGTTTCTTCTTTGTAATTATTTTGCTCTCCTTTCTCATCTTCCTCTTGAGCAAGATAGGCAACATAAGCGCGTTCTGCGCTTGCTCTTGATCTGTACATACATTCACCATCTCCTATCCTAAATTTTCCGTCACCGCAACTATATATCGGCATTATTACTGTTTTAAAATTAACCTACCATTGGCATCACGTTTTGGAATGAATCCAACCGTACACCTACAATTTATAGTAAATCCTTTAGGACTCTTTGGGTCACCAGGTATCTCAGCAACAATAGGTCTCCCAAGTTTATCCCTACTCGTAAAGTTCTCATCAAATGCAACTATCTGCCCATCCATATCCCAATGATCATAAGAGTCTCTTGGAATCCTTCTCGTTCTGCTATCTCTTGTTGCAATCCAAATCTTGTCAACCAAGAAATCATGCTTACTCGCCCCAATAAACGCAGCATAGTTGCTTGACCTCATCACCTCAGTCCTCGCTATCCTTGTGGCCCTCATCTTAGCATAGCCAAGCTCCTCATCCTCCATTATCAACTTGGCTATCTCATCACTACTCAAACCCTGTGCAATGCCAAGTGAAATAATTGTATCAATCTTAACTTTAGTAGTATTGGTCATGTTGGCAACCAATTGCAGTCCAAATTTAGTTAAAAAAGTAAGCATCTCATTAATCCAATCTAAATTTAAACCAAATGGATTGCTTGCCTTTCTGCTCATTATTCCAACCGCCCTATAACTTGCATTGCCAAATAGTATCGCAGCTTCTTTGTACAATTGCTGCATAATAGTAAACATCTCCTCGTTCCACACATAAGTACCCATCATGCTACGAGTAGCCTCTGGGCCGTTCTTCTTTAGCATCACAATAAACCGCTTCATGTCCTTGTCAATCGCATTTGCAAAAAGAGCAATGTACTTGGCATCAAGTTGGTTTCTCAACCTCTCCACTTTCAACCAATATTGCTCTCGCTGCTTCGCGTTCATCTTCAAGTCTTTTTTTATGCCACAACCTTAGTTTGGCCATCATCATTTGCTCAGTTCGGCATTTCCTCTCCGACACCGTCTTGGGATGCAGAGTCATCACCATTGACCATATTGTCTGATCCGAAGTCGTTGCCGTTATTTGTTCCATCAGGTACAGTTAAATCCATCCCAACTTGGTCAAGCCTTACAAGTCCACCATTTACATAGCTATACTCATAAGCACCTTCCTTCTCTGAGTAATTCATTGCTACGCGCTTCTCATCAAAGGTCAACCAGTTTGCATCACGAAGTGAACGTGTCATTCTCTCCATGTCTTGTTGCATCTCTGGAAGTGCAGTAATATCAAAATCAATGTACAAGTCCTCACCAAACTGAGGCACTAACCATTTGTTCAACTCATCCCTCAATTGGCACAACTTTGGAACAATTGTGTTGGTAACCAAGTCACGCATTGCGTTCTGATAGTTGTTGTAGCTTGATGTGTCTGTGTCAAACAACACAGCAGGCAAACCAAACACCCTACACCATTGGTGCATTGACATTTGCATTGTCTTAACAAGCTCCATATCAACACTACTCAAACCAAAGTTTAGGTAGTCCCAAGGTGTTTGCAGTACATCAATCCTTCCTTTGTTTTGCGTCCCATTCACATCATCGTTAAGTTTCCTCTTAATGAGGTTGGCCTGCTCCATTGATGGTTGAGCAGAGATTGAACCCACAACTTTAGGAGTTAATGCGCCTTTTGCTCCACCATTGAAAGCCATCATCGCAGATGCATCAGCAGCAGCGTTTGACATTCTTAGGGTCTTGTAAGATGCTCTTAGGGGTGATAGTCCTCTAAGATGTGACCTTGTGCTTGAGTTAAAGTCTGGGTTCCATGTTTTCCATTGGCACACCCTACTTTTCTCTATGTCAATGCCTTGGTCAACCATTAGCTTATACCCAAGGATGCCATACAGGTCATTTGGGTCTGGGTATATGTCAAGGAACTGTGTCGGGAGAACGAACATCTCCAAAACCTTGTTTCCACTTATTCCTGTGTTGCCATAGATGTTACCCTCACCAGATAAGAAATGGTAACCAATTAGATTCTCAAGGAACTGATCCTGCGCTTGAGATGGGTTGGGTCTTTCCAATAGTTTAGAAAGAGGTGTGTCCATCACTACGTTCTCAGAGTAAGCGTTCTTCCTTGCAAGGATGGCTTGCTCGTATGCGCCTTGACCTGCTTGCAATCCACGAGAGAGTTGCTTGTATCTCATCAATGATGTTCTGGCTTTCTCGCCATTGTTGAGTCGGTACACATACCAAGGAATACTTGCCGACTTTCGTGCAAGAAAGCTGACAATGGCATACACATCAGCATTGCCGAGGTATCCATCCATCACATAAGACTCTTGATTGTATTGTTGTAAGACCGCACCATTTATACCTTGAAACGAAGGAGGAACATTCTGCTTTGGACTCAACCCCTTCTTCTTACCAAAAATATCAAATAGACCCATTTTTTTTATATTGCTCCCCAAGTTATCTTAGGGATTGTTAACTTGCTAAAAATGCTATATCTTAGGGCATCAAGTATGTGGTCACCAAACTTTACGGGTGAATCAAGTTTATTGCCATTTCTATCGGTTTTCCACCGATAATTCTTCAATTCCTTTAGTAAATTTACACTATCTTGCTGAATAAACAAGGGAGTGCCTTTTATAGTCCTAATTCCCTCCGTCACATCTTTGTTTGCGTGCTTGGCATTAAACCCATTCCTTACCAACTCCTCAATTGTCTTTGGCTCTGCTGCATCGCAAAATATCTCATCGTACGGGTCAATATTAAGAACCTTTAGCCTATCCACCAAATCATTTGTGGTCAACCTCGTTTCGTAGAGTAATTCCTGCGCATAGGCAGCACCCTCAACAAACATAACCTTAACCAAAGCGCTTGGCACGTTGAACCCAAAGTCAAGACCATAAACCACCTCACCATCTTCTGGCATCTCTGCCGTAGTCCTATAATGCGTATATATCA